CAAATAAGCGTTCCATTTTTATTTAATTTATTATTGACAGAACAAAACAAATGCTATATAATTAAAATATAAGTAGAGAAAACAAATTATTTAGGAGGGAGCAAAACAATGGTAAAACAGAAAGTAGGAAAGAATAACATAATTCATTTTAATAGCATAACAGAAGTGGCTCATTTTATTCGTGATAATGAGGACAAATTAACAGATACATTTAAACCACTTAGGAAATCAGAACGTGGTAGAGAATCTTTTACTGGTACAGAGTCATATGATGCCGCAGAAGACCTTTTATTACATGGATGGGATGAAGTCTCAAAGGAATTCACACAAAGCATTAAAAAGGTAAATACAAGTGTTTCATTTAAGAATAGAAATTGTTATGGAGTAGCAGGTTATCAGTGTTCCGTACCTAGATATTTACAAGGTATTCCGACAAATATGATTTCAAACAAAAGAGTACCTGTAAAAAACAAAGTAATAAGCATAACAAAAAGTATATCATATAATTGCAGTGTTAGAACAGAAACAATAAAAGAGCAGTCTTTGAAAGTTTTGAAACTTGTAAACAAATTAGAATCTGACGGATACAGAATTAATTTAAACATTGCTTTGGTTGCAACAAATAATAGTTATGCAAAAAATCCCAAAATGGTTTCACTTGTTGTAAAAATAAAAGATGCTTCACAAAGGATGAACATAAAACAAATGGCATTTCCTATGGTTCACCCATCTATGCTAAGAAGAATTATATTTGGATTAATAGAGCGTTTACCAGAGTGTGAATATCTTGGTAGTTTTTATGGAGAGTCAGCAAGAAACAGTGATGCTAAATTATTGTTTGAAAAAACTTATTTCATTCCTGCGATGATAGAAGAGGAAGAAATTACAGACATAGAAAAATATAAATGCTAGAGTATTGATATGAGCTTCATATATACGTTTTAAATCAATTCTATATAAATAAAGGTAATCTTTATAGGGTAGGATAGTAAAATGGCTTAGAGCGTGTATATGAAGCTTATTTATTTTTTTGATAAAAGTTCTTGACAACCCAAAACAAAAGAAGTATAATAAGCATAAAGGGAAGGGGATTATAGGGGTTAGGATTTAAGGTTGTTAACCTTAATAATTAACTTTTATAAAACAAATTAAATAAAAGTTTTAAAAACATATTGACAAACAAAAGTATTTATGTTATTATAAATACAACAAAGAGATAAAACAAAATTAGATAGGAGAATAAGATTATGAAAACAAGAAATATTTTATCAGTAACAAAAGAAGGAAACAAAGCAATAGCAGAAGTTAAAACAGATTTTGGTACAGTAAAATTAAAAAGAACATTTAGAAGACATACAAAAGAAATTAGGGAGTTACAAAGACAGAACATTTATTGTTTTGAGATTCAAGGTATTTTATATTGGTATAAATTCAACAGTAACAATGTTGGAACACAATATAAAGAACCAGAAGATTTCAGAAGTGAGACAAGAACAACAGATAGCTTGAGGAAGGGCATTAAAGTTAATAACAATAATGTCGAGATTCCAAAAGTAGAAATTAAAGAAATTAAACAAAAAGAAGAATCTAAAAAGGAAAAAGCAGAAGAGGACAAAAAAGAAGTAAAGCATTATCAGTATGATACAATTAAAGCTTGTATTGAAAATGATATTCCTGTATATCTGGCAGGTGAAGCAGGAACAGGAAAGAACTTCACACTTGAACAAATTAGTTGGGAACTTGGTTTAGAGTTTTATTTTACGAACAGTGTTCAGCAAGAATATAAATTAACAGGTTTCATTGATGCAGGTGGAACATATCATGAAACAGAATTTTATAAAGCTTTCAAAAATGGTGGAATATTCTTCCTTGATGAAATGGATGCAAGTATTCCAGAGGTATTAGTTTTATTAAATGCCGCTATAGCAAATAAATATTTTGAGTTTCCAAATGGTAAGATTCATGCACATAAAAACTTTCGTGTAGTTGCCGCAGGAAACACAGTTGGAAGCGGAGCAGATGAAATGTACACTGGCAGAATGGTATTAGACCAAGCCACACTAGATAGATTTGCAATCATTGAGTTTGGGTATGACAGAAATATTGAGTTATCTATTTCAAATAACAATGAAGACCTTGTGGACTTTATAAGGGATTTAAGAACAGAAGCTAATAACAATGGTATTCGTGCGACATTTTCTTATCGTTGTGTTATGATGGTAACAAAACTTGAAACAACAAATATTCCTTTAAAACAAATTATAGCAATAGCAGTATTTAAGGGTATGACAAAAGATACCATTAATAGTTTTAGAGCAACAGGTTCAAACAAGTATTACAAAGCATTATATGATTTACAGGTGGCATAACAGCCACCTTTTATTTTTGTTATGTTTTTAAAAAAGTTTCAAAAAGTTGTTGACAAAACACAATCTATGTGTTAATATATAATTGTCAAAAGGAAATGATAACATTAGAAAGAACAAATTAGGAGGAAAACAAAATGAAGTTAGAAAAAGATAAAGCATATGAAGTAAAAGAATGGTTTGCAAATAAGGTGGCAAATGAAGTAAAGCGTAATATAAATATGTGTAAAGTGTTTGCTATTTTAAAGGAGACAGATAAAGCCGTTTATGCAATGTTAAATTTAGGAACAGATTTTCATAAAACAATGTGGATTCCAAAGAGTGCTATTGTGGAAGATGAAACTGGATACCCAGCTATTTATTCAAGTGATTATGAGCGAGTAAGACATGAATTTTATGCAAGATGGTCTATGTTTAAATAATTAAAAATAATTAAAATAGTTGTTGACATAAAACAAAACATATGTTATAATTAAAACATCAAAAAGAAAAGGAGAAAACAAAATGTATAGAATTTTTGAATTAACAGATGAAGCAAAGAAACAGGAAATGGATTGGGATGAAGCTATTTACAATGGTGAAATCCAGACAGTAGAAGAGTTTGAAACAAAAGAAGAAGCTTTACAGGCTTATGAGGAAGAATATAATGACCCAGACCTGTACGGAGTAGAGTAGGAGATAAAACAACAAAGTAAGTAAAGAAGGTGATATAAATTTATAGATTTCCTATTTATTGGACAGAAGCAATGAAGGTTGAATTCTTGCAAAGAGTAATATTAGTTCACAGCTATTTATATTATATGTTAGATGATAGTGTATGGACTGATAAACATTATGACGAGGTAGCAAGACAACTAACAAGCATACAGAAAGAACATACAGAAGAATGGGTGAAGGTAAATACGCAATATGGATATGTGTTTTACGATTATGATGGTACAACAGGTTTTGATTTATGGGATAGATTAAAACAAAAAGATAAGCAGAAAATATTAAGTATAGCAGAAAGCAGAAAGATGGCGAAACAAAATGAAAGCAAATTTTGAAAAAGGAACAAAGATTTGTCCTAGATGTAGAAAAGAATTGCCTATTAGTTGTTTTAATAAGTGTAAAAGCAGGAGCGATGGATTAAGTTGCCGTTGTAAAGAATGCCGTGCTATTATAAATAAACGATGGTATAACAAAGATATAGAACAATCAAGAAAGAGAATAAAAAACAGTCATGATAAAATGAGAAACGTATTTCAGAGGATGGGACACGTTCGTGGAAATAGTGGAATGTTAAAAAGAGATTATGAGTTAACAGAAGACCAATTAAAACGTAGAGAACGGAGCAGGAAAGAGGGCAATTATAAATCTAAAAATAATAATGCACAAGGTATACTTATATGGTATGATGGGAAATTAGATGATTTAAGCTCAAAAGAATATAAAAGAGCGATGAATAAGGAATATTATCGGCAAAAAAGATGTGCAATGAGGGGGTATGTTGCAAGGGTAACCCCATCAGAACATTTTTTGTTTGATTTTGATTTGGAACAAATGTTAAAAGATAATGTATATAATAATAGTGGTGGATGTAGAAAATATATAACAAAATGGTGGAAAGGTGAAATAAGACATTGGACTGTTAATGATGGAATATGGAAGGAAGGATAAAAAGAAATAATGGCTAAAAGGTCAACAAGATTTTACCGCAAGAACGAAGCAGAAGTAATGCATAGATTAGGTATCAATCCCACGATAAATTCTGGCGCAGGATGGATTCAGAAAGAAGATGGGGAAAGTGACTTATTTATGTGTCAGCTAAAGTCAACAGACAACAAGAGCATAAGTGTAAAGCAGGAAGATATTAATGCATTAGAATATCATGCCTGCACCTCACATAAGATACCTGTATTTGCATTACAGTTTTTAACAACAGATAGTGTATATGTTATGATACCAGAGGAAGAGTTCAAAGAGTATCAAGATTATAAGAAAGCAAAACAAAATGAAACATTTTCACAAAAAAGTGTTGACATTGAAGAAGAAAAGGAATATAATAAAGATACGCAAAAGGTTAATAGAGATATTAATAAAATGCGTAGTACAAGAGAACAATTTTATGAACAAATGAAGCAAGAGAGAGAGCAACAGGAAAGAAAATTTAAAAACAAAATGAAAGAAAGGAGAAAAGCAACGTGGAAAAGAAATTCAGACAAAAAGGTGTAGCAACCTTTGAGGGTTTGAATATCGGTAAAAACAAACAGGTAACACTTAAAGTCAAACTGAGATATGACGAAGTGGTAACGTCTGTAGAACTCTTACAGGGATTAAATACAGATATTACAATCCAAGCAAAGCTTGGCGGTGAGTCAGTAAGCTTAGGAATGTTTACTATCGGAGGTATCAATTTTGACAGGGATGGAAATGCAGTTATTCCTTTTAAGTCATTGACCGAGAATGTTAATCTTGATAAGATTACAGAGTTAGTTGACGAGGAATATATACCTCTTAGATTTTTAGCGGTATTAGAACTACCAGAAACAACAGAGAGTGAGGATGAAACAGAGTGGGACGATTAAAGTATAATCAGCTTGCAAAAGCACAGACAAAAGAAAACAGAAATGTTGTGATTTCAGAAGCCGCAACACTTGATGGTGAAACATTAGGTTATGCGGTATCAGAACAAATTGTAATCCATGAAGGAGAAAAGGACACAACAATGTTCTTAAAGAATGGATTAGGAATTGTTTCTAAAGAAGGACTTGTAAACTTGCGTGATGCAATCAACAAAACATTAGAACAAATTAATTAAAAACTTGTTGACATAACATAGCTCATATGCTATAATATAAATGTAAATAAAAGCAGATAAACAATCAATTTTAAAAAAAGAAAAGGAGAACAAGAATATGACAAACAAAGAATTAGAAATGGTAATCGAGATTAAGGAAGCAGAGTTAGCAGGATTAAAAGCAAAGCTTGAAGGATGCGAAGAAAAGAATGAAGAGACAGAGAAAGAAGTAAAAAGACCAGCAAGAGGAAGAAAAGCGGCAAAGGCTAAACCAGAGCCAGAAGTAGAGGAAGAAGAAACAGAAGAAGGTGCAGATGATTATGAAAGCATGACAAGCACAGCACTTTATAAGTTATGTTGTGAGAGAGGTATTTCCTCTAAGTGCAAGAAGCGTGATAAGAAAACATTAATCGCAATTCTGAAAGAAAATGATGCCGCACAGGATGCAGAGGATGATTGGGAAGATGAAGAAGAGCAGGAAACAGACCCATATGCAGGTAAGACAGCGAAGGAACTTTACAAAATGTGTAAAGATAGAGGATTAACCGCAGTACCTAAGAAATCAGCAGACGTTTATGCAAAGATTCTTAAAAAGGCAGATGCAGAAGCCGCAAAGAAAGCAAATACAAAAGCACAGGTTGAGGAAGAAGAGGACGATGAGGACGATTGGGAAATCTAATCAGCCAGTAAAATAAATAACCCCATATGAGGGTTGACAATGGGGTGGCAGAAATGCCGCCCTATATTAATTTAATAGGAGAGAACAACATGAGAATGAGTGAAAAAGTGCAAGAAATGTTATTGATTGATTGTAGAAAGCAAGAAGGAAAAGAAAAGATTAATAAGATATTATGGAAAATTAAGCCCATCAAACAAAAAATGATTAAATTAGGGTATGAAAAAGGTGATATAGTTCCTTTAGAACAGTTAGAGAAGTTTTTGCAGTTTGTTAGGATACAGTATGGTTATAGAACGCAGTGGATAAATTCATATTTTGAAACAGACAAAACAAAAAAGCCACATAAAACAAAATTTGTTTTTTATACACATGGTCTTGTTGATATGGAAGGTGAATGGATAACAAACATTGAAGGGAAAACAATCTGGGAATTGTTTGCAAAGACAGCCATAGTATTTTATGATGAGATAAAGAAGGGAGAACAGAAAGAATGAGTAAAAATAAAAATGAAGAATTAACAATGCCAAAGACAAAAGCAACTTTCTACACGGATGGTGCTTGTTCTGGTAATCCGGGTATTGGTGGATGGTGTTATGTTGAGGTAGTACCTTATAAGAATGAATATAAAACAGAAACGACAGTAGGTGGGTCAGATGATACCACAAACAATGAAATGGAATTGTTAGCCGCTTATAACGCTATATTAAAGGCATATAGAGAAGGGGTAAAGGAAGTTACAATTTATTCTGATTCAGCGTATGTTGTGAACCCTGTAATTAATAGTTGGTTATTAAAATGGAAATCAAATGGTTGGCAGACTTCAACAGGTAAGGAAGTTAAGAACAAAAGAATTTGGGAGCGTATGGCAAAATTGATTTATGAAAAAGGTATGTATATTAATTTTGTTAAGGTAAAAGGACATTCAAGTGATTTGTTAAATGATTTGGCAGACAGGGGGGCAACAAATGAGATTGAACGTAGAAAATATGAAATCATGGGTATGTAATTTATTAAAGGCTATCTTATGTGGTTTTAATGCTTTGATTGAGCGTGTAGCAGGTTTTATATATAAAAACGCTAGAGAGATAGGCACAGTAGTAAAAGTCTTGTATGTGGTCGTTATGGTGG